ACTAATAGGAGAGAAGACAATGGCATCATTTTGGAGTAGGTTATTTGGACGTATTGAGCCAGAACAAAACCTTTTGTTAGAAAACATTATAGAGAAGTCTGAAGAGGCACCGGCAGACACAGCCATTGATACTCTTAAGAAAGAAGCAATGAGTTATGAGATCAATCCTTATGATATATCTAACTCTGAAATGTTGTCAAGCGCTTATGATAGTAGTGGAAAACAATATTATTTTGAAACTTTAGACGGTTTTAAAGTTAGTTATGATACATTATCAATGTTATCAAAACACCCAATAGTAGCTGCAATCGTTCAGACACGTATTAATCAGTCTGCAGAATTTGCACAATTTAGTAATGATGATGATATAGGTTTTAGAATAAAACTTAGAGACGATATGGGAGAACCCTCTGAAGGCGATATTGCTAAAATGCAAGAAATCAAACAGTTTATACAAGACTGTGGTTCTGAAACTTTAGATTTTGAGTTGACCTTCGAAGGTTTTATTAGACAAATAGTTAGAGATAGTTTAGTTTATGACCAATGTTGTTTTGAGGTCGTAAGAAATAGAAGTGGAAAAGTTATAGGTTTTCTTCCCGTGGACGCTTCCACAATTAGACGTAGTAAAATGTCCAAAGAAGAAAAAAGTAGAGGACGAAGAGACCCAACCAAACCTGCATACGTTCAGGTCGTGCAAAATAAAGTAGTTGCTGAGTTTGGACAAAAAGATTTATGTTTTGGTATTCGTAGACCACGCACAAATATGGGTGTTAAAAAATACGGTTATCCAGAACTTGAAGAATTAGTTAAAGTATTAACAGACTTACAGAGTGCAGAAATATTTAACGCATCAAACTTTAACAACGGTATTAGTGCAAACGGTATTATTGCTATTAAGTCTAAGATGGACCCTAAGTTATTCAGAGTATTTAGACGTGAGTTTTACCAAATGTTAACTGGTGTCAATAACGCTAAACGAACTCCATTAATTCAGTTAGACCCTGAAGGTGATGAGGATATTAGATCGATTAACCTTACAAGCTCTAACAAAGATATGGAATACAATGCTTGGGTTAGTTATTTAATCAAGGTTTTATGTAGTGTTTATCAGATGGACCCTGCAGAAATTGGATTTGTTTTTGGTAGTGAAGGACAAAGCTCAGCACTTATTCAAGCAGACCCAACTGCACGTGTTTTAATGGGTAAAGAAAAAGGTCTAAGACCACTTATTCGTTCAATCCAAAGTTGGATAAACAAATATGTTATTTATCAGATTGATCCACGTTTTGAGTTAGAGTTTATAGGTTTAGATAGTATATCACCTAAGGATAAAATAAAAATAGAAGAACATCGTATGAAGTATATGACTATCAATGAGATTAGAAATATGCACGATTTAGAACCTGTTGAAAGTGGTGATATTATTGCAGACGCTTATGTTAAGATTGCTACAACACAAATCAAATCAGACTTACCAGTTGGTGAATATTCTGGTGGTGATGTGGAGAAAAGTTTAGACGATGACTTAAACTATGACGATTTAGTTGACGATAACGGTGTGTTATTAAAAAAAAAAGAACGAACTAAACTAACTTCAGAAGAAAAGGCAAAACGTGAAAAGGAAATGGACCGTCGTAAAAAGGACGACAAACCTAATTATAAACCTTTACCCGGAGACGATAAAGTAAAAACAAAACCATCTAAATACTCTAAGACAAAACTTGCAGATGCAGTTAGAGAAGAAATGAAAAAACCTGGGAAGGATGAGTTTCTAAGAGCTGCTTCTAAAGTTAGCGGTGTTAAGAGAAGTATTATAGAGGAAGTTTATGATAGAGGTTTAGCTGCTTGGAGTGGAAGTCATAGACCCGGAGCTACAGCACCACAATGGGCAAAAGCCAGAGTATATTCGTTCTTAACAGGTGGTAAAACACAAAGAACTGCTGACAAGGACTTATGGGAAAAACATAAAGAAAGTAAAAAGTCTGTTGAATTAGACGAAGACTTATCTAAAGGTGAAACATACATTCCACCAAAGAGTGTTGCAGATGAAGCTCAAAGAGCAATCGATGCTAAAGAAAAACACGGTGATAAAGTAAAAGGTGGAACACAAGTTGGTTGGACGAGAGCAAGACAACTGGCAAACCGTGAAGGCATTTCAGAAGAAACAATACGTCGTATGAAGGCATTCTTTGATAGACACGAGAAAAACAAAGATGTAAAACCTGAAGATAAAGACTTTCCGTGGGGCGACAACGGGTATACAAGTTGGAGCATCTGGGGAGGCGACCCTGGCAGGTCTTGGTCAGAAATGATGGTAGAACGTTTTAACAAAGAGGACGAAAAATAAAAAAAATATATAAAGTTTAGAATGTTTATAATATATAGTTATATTAAAGGAGAAACTATGAAAAATCTAAAAGAGCTCGATACTCAGATTTCACTCTGGTATGACTATATGAATAATAATCAAATCAAAGACTTACATATACAATCGGATTATCAGACAAGGAGTTTCTAATGGGTTTTATGGAATTACTCCAACAATCTCGAGAAGATGCTAAGTCTGTTAAACAAAACTTTGACGAAACAATAAAGGACGTTTCAGAAATACCACAAGAGGTTATAGAAGAAACTCCAGAAACTTTAGTTTTATTAGGTGATGCTATTATGAATTGTGCTAAGAAAGCATTAACTGCCAAAAAACTAAAAGGAATAAATTCAGCGAGACGTGTAGCAAAAGCCATATCTTCAGGTTATATTACAGCTTCTCAACTTAGAAAAGCGTTTGATCTTCAGGAAAGATACTCTAAAGAAGGTCATCCAAACTTTAAATTAGTTGGTGGTAAACCTTTGAGAGCACTAAAATACTTACTTAAGAGTGGACTTTCGTTAAACGACGCATTAAATACAGAATATAAGGATTATTGATATGAAAAAACTTGATTGTTTTTCACAATGGACACCGATAGATTTAAAAAAGTCTGAAGACGGTGAAGATTATGTAAAAGTCGAAGGTATCGCATCTACTGAAAGTATTGACGAAAGTGGTGAGGTAATTCTTCAAGACGGTTTAGATTTTTCTTACGCACTCAAAAGAGGATTTCTTAACTTAGAACATAAAGCAGGACCTAAATACGTTTTAGGACATCCTACTGCGTTCTTTAAAACATCACATAACGGAAAGAAAGCTACCGGTCTAAGAGGTGTTTTATATACTAAGAAACAAAACGTAAGAGATATTTTGGAAACTGCCGATGCTATGAAAGCTGCTGGAAACACCAGACAGTTAGGATTTAGTATTGAAGGTAGTGTTTTAGAAAGAGACAAACGAAACCCACGTATTATCACACGTGCTAAGGTCTTAAACGTTTCTATAACATCTTCACCCTGTAATGCAGACGCTACTATGAAAATAGTTAAATCTATTATGAATGAAAATGACTACCAACAGGAGGAAACAATAGAAATGAAAAAAGACAACGAATACAGTGATGTTGCAATGTCTAAGAAACAGTGCAAAATCCTTCAGGACTATTCTGAAAAGATGTGTAAACTCTTAGAGATGATGCCTGAGGAATATGATATGCCTGAATGGGTGCAATCAAAAATCACTAAAGCACAAGACTATATGCAAGTTGCTTACCACTATATGGAAGTAGAAAGAGCAGAAAAGATGGAAGAAATGAAGTCTTATAAGTCTCGCTACGAAGAGGTAAAAGCAGAACTTGATAAATTCTTACAAGACAAGGAAATGCCAAATCCTTCAGAAGGTGATATCCAACAAGAAGGTCCCGGTATTCATCCTACTATGGAAGAAGACGATGATTATACTACAAACGACAAACCATACGGTGTTAAAGTTGTAGAGAAAATTGTTGATGATAACGTTATTATGGCAGACGCTGCAGAAGAAGGTGGATCTATGCAACCACTTGCACAAGAAAGTTTAGAAGACGAAGTAGCATCTGCAGATTTTGATATGTCTGATGAGGAAATGAAAGAACTCGTTATGAGAATACTTCGTGAATATCCTCAAATTGGCAATGACAAAATTATGGAAGTTATTCATCAGATTATCGCACGTAAAATGTATAACAAAATGTGCGACGACAAATAGTCATCAGATAAAAAATAAAACTTTTTTTAAGCCAGTTTATAAAAATGACAAGTTGCGACATAGATATATATATAAGATGCTCGGTGATGTATTTAATACAATCGGCAGCAGATATGTCTTTGTTTAAGCTGTTATTTGTTAAACAAACATTAAAAAATAGATACACACTTAAAACACAAGATTTATAATCTCACTTATAACATTAAAGATAGGAGTTACGCAATGAGTGAAATCAATAACGAAAAAGTTGAAAACTTGCTCAACGAAATCAAAGAGCAGTTAGATACTGACACTAAAGTTAGTGAGACCATTGCTAAGAATGCCGATAAACTCATCGAAGCACAAGTAGAAAAGTTTGATACTCTTTCTAAAGCTGTTGATGAACTTTCTGGCAAACTTGCAAGTCTCACAGAAATGTTTGCCAATCTCAACATTCCTTCACAAGAGGATATTGAGAAACACATCGAGGACAAAGCTAATGAATTGGCTAAGTCTTTTGATGAGAAAGTCGAAGCGATTGAGAAATCTGTAGAGACTACTAAAGTAGAGAACGAGGAACTCGTTAAAAAAGTTGAAGAACTTGAGAACGAGCCTGTTGTTAAATCTACTGTAGAAGTCGAAGAGAACCCTTCTAACATCGCAGAAGAAAGAGTAGAAGCTCCTGTTGTAGAGACTCGTCAAGACCTCATCAGCAAAGCTCTAAATGAATTACCAACCGCGACACCTGTTCGCAAATCTGCGCTCTTCAAAGCAATTTCGCAACTTGAAGCTGGCGTATCCCTTCAGGAAATCAAACTTTAATCTAAGAAATATAATAGGAGTATATAAAATGCAATTACCTGGACTTAATGAAAATATCAATGTAACAGAGCTAACTCGTCTTAATGACGCACTTCGTAAGAATAGTGAAGTTGGCTATCAGACACCTGCAGTTATGGACGGCAGTTTCTCACCTCTCGTACCTCAGAGCATCGAGGGAACTCTTGCAAGCGCTACTCACTCAATGAGAGACCTTGCACTTTTCCCAATGCTTCCAAAAGTACAAGTAAGTAACACTGTTCACGAGTATGCAGTAATTAAAGAGCACGGTCTTGATATGGACCCATTCATCTCTGAAGGTGGTGGAGCTTCTTCAGACTTTGGTAGCACTGCGTCTTCTTACGAGCGTAAGTCTGTTAAAATCAAATATATGGCAGAGCGTCGTCAGATTTCTGATGTATCTACTCTCGTAGGTATTATCGGTTCTAACCCTAATGCTCTTGCAGAAGAGACCGAGCGTGGTACAATGAGCCTTCTTCGTAAATGTGAAGTTGAGTGTTTCCACGGTGATGAGGACGTTAAGAGCAAGGGCTTTGACGGTATCATCAAGCAAATCGAGCGTGATCTTTCAACTGCTCGTGATCCTCTTTTAGCTGGTCGTGGTTTCTCTAATAACCAAGAGGACCTTGAAGGCGCAGCACTATCTGCTATTAAACTTCACGACATCCTTGGTGAACTACACAGCGCACCTCGTTTCGGTAAGCCTGATGCGATCTTTGTTGATCCTAAGCAGTACAGCAAACTCATTGCAGACAGCGCAGCTAACGGTCGCCACGATGCAATGCTCCTCGTAAACCAAGGTGATCAAGGTGTTGTTACTCTCGGTGCTGGTCCTCGTATCCACGTTATGGGTCCTATGGGTCCAGTTCCTGTAGTTGCAGCTCCATTCCTTAACAAGCAACTACCTCCTCCTGCAGCCGCTGCTGGTGCAGCTGCTTCACGTCCAAGTGATCCTACTTTCGCTGCTAACGCAACTGCTGCAGCTCTTGGTTCACTCTTTGATGCTAACGGAACTGGTGATGGACACGACGGTTCTTGTCGTTATGTTATCGTTGGTGTTAATGCACAAGGTTATTCAGCACCTGTAGTTACTGACGAGGTTGCTCTTGACAACAGTGCACGTGGTACCTTCCAACTTGCTGCTCCTGCAATCGCTGCTGATTACTACCGTGTATATCGTACTCCAATGGAGAGCGCTGCCTTGGCTGCTGCACGTACAGACGCTGAGTCAATTCGTGATGCGAAACTCATCGGTGAGTTCCTTCCTTCAGAGATGGTTGCTTCGGCATTCGTTGATCAGGGTGTTGAGCGTCTTGATTGTGGTCGTGTTCTTATCGCTTCTATGGACCAACAAGTTTGTGAGTTCGCTCGCCTTCTTGACTTCCTCCGTCGTCCTCTTGCAGAGACTGGCGCTGCGAAGCAGTTCCTACTTATGCTCTTCGGTTCACCTGTTGTTAAGGTCCCTGGCAAGAACTACGTACTTCGTAACGTTAAGCGCTAATCCTTAAAATAGACTTCTACCGTTTTTGAGCAATAACTTGTGGAGAGCAAGTTATGAGCAATTAATTCAAAAACACAATGTTTTTGCTGACCTGGGTTTCCTCTCCTTTACCTTGGTCAGTTTTTTAGGCCTCAAAAGAATAATGACGTTAATCTCTGTTTAAAGTATTTTATTTACTAATATGTTTTATCAAGTAAAACGTCATAGTTAAAACGGCAACTACATAGAAAGGTCGAATATGTCATTCGGATTAAAAGACATTATCACAATCGATTACTTAAAGAAAAATGTACTTGTTGGCGTAAACCTTCAGGACGACGTGGGTAATGACTACCCAGATGAGTTATTTGAAAATGCTATACAACAAGCAATCTCTTTAATTGAAGAAGAGTTGCAAATAACAATAGAACCACACA